AGAAACACAACATCCATGCCCGATGTAATGTCAGCTACAGGCGCAATGCCGCCAGCCGTTGAGGATAGGTAATATCCAGACCCGGCCGTGAGCGTGCCGCCGATGGTAATGTCCCCTCGCTTCTGGATGGTCAAAGGCTGGCTGGCAGACGCACCGTGCAGCGCGATGCCGAGCACCGTTTTCTTGCCCGTGGCGTTGTTGTCGGAGAGCAAATAAGTGCCCGTTGCCGTATCAAGGTAGACGGCCTGACCTGCTGTAATGGTTGCGCCGGCGGTGCCATGTTCGATCATGGCGTCAGATCCCTTGACGACGTTTGCGGCGGTGATTGCGATGTCTGTCATTGCGGTGTCCTTTTTCTAAGGTTGTGATTAAACGAACATTTCGCGTCGAATGCCGACAAGGTGGCGAACGCTATTGGGTATTTCGCTGCCGCCGTCGCGGTTTTCATCCCAATGAGAAACCAACATGAGAACAGCGGTCTTGAGGGTGTCAGGCACGTCAGCTGCGGCAACGCCTGCGACAAAAGTGATGGCCACGGCATCGTTACGGTTATAGATCGTCGGCCACGACTGATCCGGCTTCAATGTGATGTAAGAGCCGAGCTTGTCGCGGTCCAGATCATAAACGCTGGTTGAAAGCGTCTGCAGCGCGTTGTCGGAGTCATAATAGGTGATGCTGCTGACGGATGCGACGGGGCCAACCGTCAGTCGTATGCAGTCGTCAAATTCCTCAAGCCTTTGGCACCACGTCTGCGTCACCATGCACTTGCCGATTAGACCATATGGCCCGTCGAGATAGTCCGTCGCTGTGGCGAGTAACGCCGTAAAAACGGCGTCGTCGTCGTTGTCAGTGACGCGGCAATGGGCTTTGACTTCCGTAAGGCTGACCGGCGTATCCGTTGGCGCGACGGTGCGAAACGCAGGTTCCATCAAACCACCTTTGAGAATACGGGATACATATCGCAAACGACTTCCGAGCCGTCGCTAAACTTGGTGATAAAATGCTGACCGTCTTCGGAGAGCCAAGACCTGACAGCACCAGCGCCGCGCTCACCACGCGGACCAGCTCGGCCTTGCTTACCCTGAAGCCCTTGCTTGCCTTCCTTGCCGTCTGCGCCGTCAACACCGCGCTGAACAATGCAGCGCCAATCGGAATGTCCAGGCTCTTTGCCGGTGTCTTTGCTGGCTTGGTAAACCGCGCCGTCGAGTGAGCAAACCTCACCTTGATAATAGACGCGATCCTGCCACTCATCGACCATCGGAAGGCTACCGGCTGGCCCGGCGTCGCCCTTGTCGCCCTTTTCTCCCTTTTCAGGGGGCGGCAGTGCGTCAACCGCCTCGCGGACCTTTTCACCGACAAGAGCAGCAACCATATCTGGGTCGGCGTCCTTACCGGCTGGTGCAGGCGGGATGAGCGCCACCGCGTCAGCGATCCATTGGCGGACAAATTCAGGATCAACGCTTGTGCCGTCCTTGCCGTCTTTCGGTGCCGGAATGCGAGCTACGGCGGCCTCGACCATATCTCGAAGAACGGGCTCAACATCGTCAACGTTGACGCTCTGCCCGTCTTTTGGACGATCCCAACCGGCGAGAACGCTTTCGACGTATTCTTTAACGACCGGACGCACGTCATCGATGTCAACGGATCTGCCATCGGTGCCATCACGACCGTCCTTGATCGTCGTTAGGCGTTCGGCAAGCATCCGCTCTAATTCCTCGACTGACTGGATTTTTGAACCGAGTTCGGCCATTCGAACGGCGAACTGTGCGTCTCGAAACTGCCGCTCACGATCGCCTTCACGTTGAAAGGCAACAATCGTCCGCGACAGAACATCGGTCGCGCCGTCAATGTACCTGTTCAGTGTCTCGCGCGGCGACGGCGAACTCGATCGTGCGCGAGAAGTCTTTTGCTGTTCGATCGTCTGCATCGTCGTCATCGCTTCCCTCGTCTGGATTGTTCGGCGCGGCGACCTGCGGCGTTGGTGGCTTCATTTCGCTGCCATAGCTCAGCGGCACGACTTGCTGCTGAACACGCGGCTCTGTTCCGTGGCCGCCAGGGACCGTCGGCAAGCCTTCCTTGTTGCGGGCTTCATCCGGGGCATAGATGCCGCTGATGACGCCTTTCGCCAAGCCGTCGATCCGATCCTTGAAGTTGGAACGCATCAAGGCCTCGGTATCAAATTCGAGATATTCGTCGGGCTGGCCCTTGAGGCGAAACAAGAGGCCGAATGCCTCCTCGATATGGTTGAGAGCGAAGCCGAGGCCCGATGCTTTCCATGACGACATCAGCGCTTCAGTCGAGGCAAACGGCGTCGCGCCGATGCCAAGAACTGCCAGTGGCATCCGAAACGCCAGTGCAATACTCTCATTTGCGATCTTGAGCATATCAGCAAGGCGCGCATCGGCCGCCGACATGGAAACCGGCTTAGCCTTTAGGCCCCATGCGAGGATCGGCGTCCCGCCTGCGTTCTCGCCTTGCGTCTGCTCATCCCAGCGAATGCGAAGCTGCTCGGTTTGTTCTTTCGTAAGCTGCTGATCCGTCTCCAGCATAAACGACGGACGCGCTTGGTTGATGTAGAATGCAACCTGCTGATTGAGTGCCGCGCCGGCCATGGCGCGTTCTAGCGCAGAGGCCAGGATCGGGCTGACGCCCTTGAGCGGGTGTTGCGGCGTATGAAGGCGGACATGAAGAACGTCACGGGCTGGGATCGGCAGCGAGAGCAACAATGCAAAGCGGCGCTCAGCGATCTCATTGCCCGAAAGATGATAGTATATCGAGCCGTCCGTTCCGACCATCGGCTGGCCAAACTTCATCAAATGCAGTTCTGTAATCTCATTGCGATCGTTGCGGGCGGCGTAGGCATAGCTCTCACCGCGCTCATACATCGACCGCGCTAGATTGAGCATGAAATCGGAGATCGACTGATAGTCGTTCGGCTTGCGTATGACGCGGCTCAGAGCCGACGTTGTAACACGTTTGCGGCCACCATCTGGCGTTGACTCCCAATGGTCGCCGGGGCACATCGCAATCGTCTGTGCATAGGCTGAGATGCACGCCTCGACCATTGCGCCGGCTTCACCGTAGGGCTGGACCGAATACCCCATCTGAAACCAGTTGATGTATTTTCCAGCCTTCGAAGAAAGCCATCCGTCTGAAAGCTGGTAAGGTCCGGGGCGGACTTCCCCCTCGGAGGCTTTTGCAGCCCACGAGGGAAGAATACGTGAAAGCAAGCTGGCCACTACTCTGCCTTGCTCTCGCGGGTCTTATACCCGCGCTTAGGGGTTTCGGGCTGCATGTCGGCCGTCTCCAGCGTCTCAGCTTCCTTTTCCGGCTTGCGGCGCTTGCCGGCGGCCGGAGCGTCAACGTCAACGCTGCGCGATCGCGGACCGTGCGGCGCATAAGCCACCGCGCGGCCGTCCTTGTGGCGCAGAATGCCGTCTTTGTCGGGGGAGATCTCGCGGGGATCAGCCACCGAACCATCGGCCATGACGTACCAAGTTTCCGTGGCCATGATTTACCGCCCGTCGTCTACGGTGACAACAAACGTTCCTGTCTTGGCGTTGCCGCCTTGAGCGATGGCGATCTTCACGCGATCCCGGCTCAGAGCGATGCGATCGTTGACCGCCGTTCCGCCTCCTGCATAAAGCGAGGCAACGCCAGCCGTCGAGCACGTTGCGGCTCTGGGGTGCTTGATGACGGCCGCGTTCACATCGGCCTCAGTCCAGATGTTCTCGCCGGTTGCTTCAGCGGTGATCGTGAAATCAACACCGTCCGCATAGTCCGTTTTGACGTACTGGATGCTCTCGATGTAGCCAGAGAGGTAAGGCGTGTATCCCTCGCCCGTTGCAGTGACAGTCGCAACATCGACGCTAAATTTCCGAATTGCCATAATACGTTCTCCTTAAGCGTCAACGGTGATGTGAAATGCGCCAGTCTTTGTGTCGCCGCCGCTGGCGATCACGATTTTGACGCGATCATCAGCGAGGGCAATCTTGTCGTTAACCGCCTGACCGGCTGCGACGTACAGAGACGCAACGCCGGCTGTCGAATGCGTTCCGGTGCGCGGGTGGCGCGTCGCAGATGCGTTGACGTTATCCTCGGCCCAAATGGTCCGCCCAGCGGTCTCGGCTGTGATGACAAAATCGACGCCATCTGCGAAATCCGTCTTGACGTAGCGGAGCGACACGACCTTTCCCGAAATCTTCGCGCTATAGACTTCGGCCGCGCCGCTACCATCGGTCGTGGCCGGCACGACAAACCGTCGAATTGCCATTTTAAAAACCTCCTGCTGGTTGGCCAGCTCAATGCAGAAAAGCGGGGCCAATCGCGGCCCCGCAATGATTTCTCGCTTAGTAGGTTGTGCCGTTGATCCACGAAACCATATTCGGGCGGCCCATGACCCACGAAACATCCATGAGCATACGAACGCCGATGGTTGCGGTCTGGTAGAACGAGCGAACCGGATCGGCAGTCGTCGGGCCGGTGCCGGAAACGATTTCCAGCGGAGTCGTGTCTTCCATGTGGACGGTCGCGGTCTCGTTGATATCGAACTCCGGCGCATCGCCCGTGGCGGTGTAGAAGTCGGAGTTGCGAATAGCGATCAGGCGGCCATTGGTGGCGTAAGTCGATTCAACGATGTTCACGCGGCTGGAGATACCGGCGAACCAACCCGCGTTGTTCTGCGGGCCGTCCATCATCGCGATCGAGAGGGCTTGCGCCGGGTTCATGATCACAGTGATGTTGTCGGCTGCGTTCGCCGCGATAAACGGCGCAAGCAGTGCCTTAAAGTCTTCTTTGACAGCGAGATGATCGCCGCCGCCGTAACCCGTGGCAGTTGCCGAAACGCCGTTGATGAGGCCGGCGGGACGTGCGGCGCTGGATGCGGTGGCATCAAGCAAAGCTGCGTCGAGAACGGCTGCGGTGTCATCGATGATGCCTTGACGAACGATTGATTCGATCGCCGGGGTTGAGCGCTTGGCCAGTTCACGCGAGAACGGGATGATGACGCCCATTTTCTTAGGCGTTAGTTCCGCAGCAGCGGTCGTGATACGGCCAACGCGGATTGGAGATCCTTCCGCGACGAACCCGCCACCAGCGCCGCCGGCGGTGCGACGGGGAAGTTTGATCGTGCCAACACCGTCGAATGTCAGGCCAACGCCACGGCTGCGCAGATCGGGGTAAACCGACTTGCCAACCAGGGCCTGCAAGAAACCTTGATTGACAGTCTGCACCAGTTCCGATGCCCAACCAGACACGCCCGTTGTGCCAATGGTCTGGTCGGCTTTGGCGACGATCGCAGTGGCTTCATGGCCGGGATAACGCTCATCCAGAACCTTATCGATCGACTTGCTGCCCGATCCAAAAGCGGCAATACCCTGAACGGTCAATGCACGGACGAGAAGGTCCAAAGGCTGCACGTCTTTCTGGGGGAAGCCGAGCGGGCGACGGTTGATCGCCGGGGCACCCTGACCTGCCGGCGATGCGTTGATGCCGATCTTGTTCTCTGCCGCCTTCAACGTGGCGACCAACTGCTCGCCGTCGTCGATCTGCTTCGTGAGTTCGGTGACGGCCTCGCTGTCGATCTCATCGGTGTTCGTGAGTTCGACAAGACGATCTTTCTTGGCAGTGATTTCGTTCGACGCATTCTCGATGCGCTTAGCGAGAGACGACATGGTTTTCACCTTTCCTGTGGTGTTAGGCTTCGGGGCATTTGCGGCGG